TACAGGTTGGAGCAGCGACGTGCACAAGATTACGAATACGCGCAGCGCAACACAAAACCGTTCCAAAGCTTCCTATGAAAATTGTCACGTTCGATGCGGAGACGTACTACGACCGCGAGTACAGCCTGAGCAAGATCACCACTGAGGACTACGTGCGTTCGCCGCAGTTCGAGTTGATTGGTTTTGCCATCAAGACCAACGCCGGCCCCACCCAGTGGGTGCCCAAGCCTGAGTGCGAGGCGGTCCTCAAGTCATTCGATTGGTCTGATGCGATGGTTGTGTGCCAGAACACTGCGTTCGATGGTGCAATCCTCGACTGGCGGTACGGCGTCAAGCCGCAGGTGTGGGCAGACACACTGGGCATGTCGCGTGCTCTGTACCCGCACGACAAGGCACACAGCCTCAAGGCGCAAGCCGAACGCATGGGTGTGGGTGTCAAGGGCGAAGAAGTGCTGAACGCCATCGGCAAACGCTACGCTGACTTCTACGACGCAGAGTTGGCACGGTACGCCGCGTACTGTATCAACGACGTGGAGCTGACCTACGACATCTTCATGAAGTACATGGGCATGGGTTTCCCTAAACAGGAACTGAAGCTGATCGACCTGACACTGCGCATGTTCATCGAGCCTGTGCTGGAGCTGGACCCTGCGAAGCTGCGGGACCACTTGGAAGCCGTCAAGGAGAACAAGCTGGCCCTGCTCGAAACCGTGCGGGACAACATGCTAAAAGACGCAGACCCGGACTACGTGCATGCGATCTACACCGAGGGTATGGACGGCATCAAGAAGCTGCTCATGTCTAACGACAAGTTCGCGTTGGCCCTGCAGTCACTGGGCGTATCGCCCCCAACCAAGGTCAGCCCCGCCACCAAGAAGACGGCATGGGCATTTGCCAAAACTGACGAAGCGTTCAAGGCGCTGGAAGAGCACGAAGATGAAAGAGTTCAAGCACTGGTGGCTGCCCGACTCGGGAATAAAACCACACTGGAGGAAACTCGTACGCAGCGTTTTATTGGGATGGCTACTCGCGGCAAGTTTCCGGTTCCTTTGCGTTACTACGGTGCTCATTCTGGTCGTTGGTCTGGCCAAGACTCTGTAAACCTGCAGAACCTGCCGTCACGCGGCTCGAACGCTGGCAAGATCAAGAAAGCCATCATGGCCCCTGATGGGTACGTGGTGATCGACTGTGACTCCGCGCAGATCGAAGCGCGGGTGCTGGCGTGGCTGGCTGGGCAGGATGATTTGGTACAAGCGTTTAGGGACAAGCAAGATGTATACAAACTCATGGCGACGAAAATTTACGGTATCGCGCTTGACGGCGTCGACAAGACACAGCGTCAGGTTGGCAAGACTGTTGTTCTTGGAGCTGGTTACGGCGTCGGCCACGTCAAGCTACAACTGTTCCTTAAAACCCAAGCGGGCGTTGAAGTTACGCTTGAGGAAGCCAAGCGGATTATTGACACGTACCGTAGCGCGTCCTACAAAATCGCCGACTTCTGGCGCAACGCGGGCGAGGCGCTCACGGCGCTGACCTTGGGCCAGTCCATGCAGGTCGATGCGATCGGTTTGATTAAGGCCATCCCCGGCAAGGGTTTGACACTGCCGAATGGTCTGCACATCCAGTACCCCGGCCTGCGCGCGATCAGCAACGAGGAGACTGGCAAGCGAGAGCTGGTCTATTACTCCAAGGGTCTGCCTGTCCGCATCTACGGCGGGAAGGTCGTGGAGAACATCTGCCAAGCTGTGGCCCGTCAGGTTGTGGCTGAGCAGATGCTGCGCGTGTCCAAGCGGTACAAGGTCGTGCTGACGGTGCATGACGCCGTGGCGATCATTGCCAAGAAGGAAGAAGCCCCCGAGGCCCAAGCCTATCTGGAGGAGTGCATGAGCTGGAACCCCAAATGGGCAGTGGGCTTGCCTCTGGCATGTGAATCTGGTGTGGGAGCGAGCTATGGCGACTGCTGACGAAAAACGAGACCCGCGTTACGGCCGTGTGAACACCGGGGACACCCTCCCATATGGCACGCTGGCGGGGGCCAGTTGGCCCTTGCGCAAGGCCTACTACTACGAGGGCTACCCCAAAGACACGGACTTGCCCGAGCTGCCGGTATGGGAGCCAGAGCCAGTGGAAGTGGACTTAGACGATATGGTGTTTAAGCGCGAGCTGGCCGCGTTGATTGCAAAAGTGTTTGACGAGCTGCTAACTCCCCGAGAAGCTAAGGTCGTGTGCATGCGGTTTGGGGTGGGCTGCGAAGAGATGACACTGGAGGAAGTGGGTTACCAATTCAACGTAACTCGTGAGCGCATCCGCCAGATCGAACTCTCTGCCCTGCGAAAATTAAGCCACCCTTTAAGATGCCCCGAGCTGTATGCGCTCCGCAAGCCGCTCCGACGCTGGTAAACTGGGGGTCCAAACAAACCTCCGGTTCATTTCTATGGCACTCGCACATTCCTATTCGTCCGTCAAAGACTACGAGGGCTGCGCCCGTCGTTATCACGAAGTTCGTATCCTCAAAAAATTCAAGTCACAAGACACCCAAGCAACCCTTTATGGAACAGCAGTACACAAAGCCTTTGAAGACTACATCAAAGACGGCACCCCGCTACCCGAGCAGTTCGCACAGTTCGCACACTTTGTTGAGCCCCTTGCCGCACATGACGGTGAAATCCGGTGCGAGGACCGTATGGCGATCCGAGTTGACTTTAGCCCGTGTGGCTTTTTTGACAAGGATGTATGGTTCCGGGGCATCCCCGACTACCTCGCCATCAGCAGGTCAGGCAAGACAGCCCGCGTAGCCGACTACAAGACCGGCAAGTCCAGCCGATACGCCGACACCGCGCAGCTTGAACTCATGGCTGCAATGGTCATGCTGCATCACCCAACAGTCGAGAAGGTCAAGGGCGCCTTGCTGTTCGTGGTGGTTGGCGACATCATCAAGTCTGAGTACACTCGTGCTCAGCTCCCCGAGATTCTGTCCAAGTGGGCAGGCAGAGCCGGGGCTATCGAGAAGGCCGTTGACGTGGATGTGTGGAACCCCCGCAGTTCAGCCCTTTGCAAATTCTGCCCTGTCTCTTCATGTGAGTACCATCATGGCTAAACCACGCGATTACGCTGCCGAGTACAAAAACTACCAAGGCACCCCCGCCCAGCTCAAGGCCCAGTCCGAGCGACACAAGGCGCGGCGTGCCTACGAGAAGGCCAATGGCGACCTGCCTTCGACTGTGGATGTGGACCACAAGAAGGCCATGTCCAAGGGCGGCACGTCCAAGCTGAGCAACCTGCGAGCTTCGCCGCAGTCTGAGAACACGAGCTTTGCGCGCACCAAAACAGGTGCCATGAAGTCACAGATTTCCAAGCGCGAGCGCAAGAAATAAGATACGATTTCCGTGCCGGAGCAGTCTGGCATGATGTGTTTCTCCTAAGGATTCGGCCGGGTAGGCAGCTACCCGGCCACTTTTTCCGTCTATCAACTCTTTCTATTCAAAATTTATGCAAGTCATCGAAGACAAAGCACTGCTGTTCAACACGCGCAAAGCAGGGCAGATCACTGCAATCATCCCCAAGAGTAAGGTCGTTGCATCCAACGGAGATGTGGACCAACTGCTGGTCAACTGGGGCTTTGACGAGGTGCAACTCCTACGCAACATGGGTATCAAAGACGTGCCCAGCCCCATCCGCGGCAGATACAAGTGGCCCGGCATGTTCTCTCCATTCGACCACCAACGAACCACGGCCGACTTCCTGACTCTCAACCCTCGCTGCTTTGTATTTAACGAAGCGGGCACCGGCAAGACCTCTGCTGCTGCATGGGCTGCCGACTATCTCATGACGCAAGGCAAAGTCAAGCGCGTGCTGGTGGTGTGCCCCGTGTCCATCATGGAAACCGCGTGGCGCTCGGACCTGTTCAAGACGGTGATGCACCGCACAGTGGCTATCGCCCAAGGCACGCGCACCCAGCGGCAAGCTGTCATCGCTGGCAAGTACGAGTTCGTCATCATCAACTTCGACGGCGTAAAAGTCGTTACGGATGAGCTGGTCAATGGCGGCTTCGATCTCATCATTGTGGACGAGGCTAACGCTATCAAGACCGTGCAGACCGAACGCTGGAAGTGCTTGGCCGCGCTGGTCAAGCCCAGTACCCGGTTATGGATGATGACGGGCACGCCCGCCTCGCAGTCACCTCTCGATGCGTATGGCTTGGCCAAGCTCGTGAACCCTGATGCAGTGCCTAAGTTCTTCGGTGCGTTTCGTGACCGAGTGATGATTAAGCTCTCGCAGTACCGATGGGCCCCGCGTCAAGATGCGCAAGCGATCGTGCACCAAGTGTTGCAACCCGCCATCCGGTTCACCAAGGCCGAGTGTCTTGACTTGCCTGACATGCTGTACTCGACACGCGAGGTGCCGCTTACCCCGCAGCAGACCAAGTATTACGACGCGATTCGCAAACAGATGGCAGTCATCGCCGCAGGCGCAGAAGTCACGGCGGTCAATGCCGCGTCTATGCTCAACAAGCTGCTGCAGATTTCCCAAGGCGCGGTGTACACAGACGATCGTGATGTTGTGGAGTTCGATGTAGACAACCGCGTAGCTGAGCTGCTTGATGTGATCGCTGGCACCAACGAGAAGGTGCTGGTGTTCGTGCCGTATCGGCACACGCTGGAGATGCTCAACGAACGCATCATCAAGGCGGGATACACCACGGCAACCATCCACGGCGGCGTGGCCGCTGGCAAGCGGGCGGAGATCATCAAGGAGTTTCAAACCGAGGACGACCCCCGGGTTCTTGTCATGGTTCCGCAAGCTACGGCACACGGGATTACCCTTACTCGCGCCAATCAGGTGGTGTGGTGGGGTCCAGTAAGCTCCACGGAAATTTATATCCAAGCAAACGCTCGGGCGCACCGCGCGGGGCAGAAAAACTGCGTTACAGTCACGCACTTGCAGGGGAGCCCCGTTGAGCGCCGCATGTACACCTTGCTCCAAAGCAAGGTCGATCTTCACCAAGCCCTCGTCGATTTGTACAAACAAGAGCTTGACGAGAAGATTTGACAGTGTATAATTTAATTTCGTTCAACGTAAATCAAAACAGGTTCTCCCATGGATGCAAACAAACTGGTGCAGGTCTACATCAAGATTCGTGATGCCAAGGCTGCAAAAACCAAAGAGATGGAAGCTGAGATTGCTGCGCTCGACGAGCAGCTGAGCACCATCGAAACAGAGCTGCTGGAGCTGTGCAAGACCACAGGCCAAGACGGCGGCAAAACACAATTCGGATCGTTTCGGCGATCTGTCAAGACGCGGTACTGGACTTCCGATTGGGACAGCATGTACCGCTTCATAAAAGAACACGATGTGCCAGAGCTTCTGGAGCGTCGCGTAAGTCAGACCAACTTCAAGGAATTCTTGCAAGCGAACCCTGACAAACTGCCTGAGGGTATGAACGTAGACTCCCGCTACGCCGTCACCGTCACTCGGGCCCGTTAAATCAAACCAAGGAAATCAACATGAGCAATATGACACTTTTCAAATCCGGTTCCGTTATCCCCGACTACTTGCGTGAGGCATCTGACGCAACTACCAAAGACATCGCTGGCTCGTCCGGCGGCAAACAAATCTCCATCAAGGGCGGCGTATGGCGCATGGTGGTTGGTGGTGAAGAAGTCGCAAAGAACGAAGAGCGCTCCATGAACATCGTGGTGATCTCTGCCGGTAAGGGTGTGTCCCGCACGTTCTACGCGGACAAGTATGAAGAAGGCAAAGACATCAAGCCAGCATGCTGGTCGGCCGAAGGCGTGGTGCCCAACGAAGAAGTGCCAAACCCACAAGGCAAGACCTGCGCTACCTGCCCTCAGAACATCGAAGGCTCCGGCGATGGCAAGTCCCGCGCCTGCCGTTACAGCAAGCGTTTGGCTGTGGCGTTGGAGAACGACATTGGTGGCAACATCTACCGCCTGTCGGTGCCCGCCAAGTCCTACTTCGGCAAGGCTGACGGTGACAAGATGCCCCTGCAAGCCTACGGCAAGTTCCTGTCCGGCCACGGCATCCCAATCACTGGCGTTGTGACCGAAGCCCGCTTCGACACTGCTGAGGCGGTGCCTGTCCTGAAGTTCCGCGCGGTACGTCCTCTGGAGCGTAGCGAGTGGGAGCTGGCCAAGGCCCAGAGCCAGACCGAAGACGCCATGCAAGCTGTCGAGTTCAAGATGGTGCCAAGCAAGACTGAGAAGCAAACGGCGCTGCCTGCTGCGTTTAAAGATGCTGACATCCCTGCAAAGGAAGAAGCCGTAGAGAAAGTGCAAGCTGAGGAAGTGGCCGAGCCTACCAAGCGCGCTGCCAAGCCAAAGGCTGAGGCAACTCCTGCAGCGACCAAGAACGTGACGGATATTCTGAGCGATTGGGCAACTGACGATGAGTGATCGAACCCGGGGGTATGACTCCCTATTCATCCGCAAGGTGGAAGAAGCCGATCAGCCATCAGCTGTTTTGCAGCTGGCTGACGTTTGCATCGAGAAGAACATCCCCGTCACGGAAGTGGCGGAGCTGCTCGGTGTGACGCGGGCGACCATCTACAACTGGATGACAGGGAAGACTGCACCAAGCCCTCGGTATCGGGCTCTGATTCCAAAGATCACAACGCGCTTGTCCAAGCGTAAGTGATCGCGCCCGGTGGGGCGGCGGGTCTTCCTGCCGCCCCCTTTTTTATCCCAGTTACCCGCGAGGTTTTGTGACTGACTTTCTCGAATCCGTTCTGCCCACACAGGGCGCATACTGCACGGTGGGAATCCGGTCCGGTGTAGTCAAGCAATCGTTCCAACCCACGATTGATGACGTTGATTCTGTTGGTGTTGGGCTTGATGCTGCTGGTGTGGATGCGTATTTTGCGCTGGCCACATTCAATGACGACTCAAGCCGTAAGGTTGATAACGCTGCATTTCTGCGGTCGTTCTTCCTCGATCTGGACTGCGGCACAGGTAAGCCATACGCTGACCAGCCCGCTGCGGCACAGGCACTTTCCGTATTCATCAAAGACACCGGGCTCCCAAGCCCCACTGTTGTCAACTCAGGCGGCGGCCTGCATGTGTATTGGCCGCTCACAGAAGACGTAGCTGTATCCGACTGGATACCGCACGCAAAATCACTCAAGCGTTTGTGCACCCAGCACAACCTGCATGCAGACCCTGCGGTGACTGCTGACGCGGCGCGTATTCTGCGCATCCCCGGTACGCACAACTTCAAGGGTGGCCAACAGCGGCCCGTACAGATCGTTGCACAAGGTCAGCCGACTGATCTTAAATCGTTCGTTGAGCTGCTGCCTCATGCGCCCGTTGATTTGTCAGCGGCCAAAGCGTACGGCATGGATGCCTCGACCCGTGAGGTGGCAGGTGGGGAGTTCCCCAAGTGCATGTTCTCCCGCGTGGCAACACGCAGCATCAACGGCACAGGCTGCAACCAGATCAAGCACGCGCTGGTGGACGCCGCCAACTTGGAAGAGCCCCTGTGGCGCGCAGCCCTGTCGATCGCAATTCGTTGCGAAGATGGCGCGACCGCAATCCACAAGCTGTCCCAAGCCCACCCCGGCTACGCGGCTGAGAACACCGAAGCCAAAGCTGCCGAGACCAAGGGCCCGTACACCTGCCAGTGGTACAAGGACAACTACCACGAGGGTTGCAAGGGTTGCAAGCAAACTATCAGCAGCCCAATCCTGATCGGCAAGATCGTGGAGGAAGCACCCGTCACGGACGACCACTACGTGATCGAAAAGGACGAAGACGAGGACTCGCCGGTCGTGGCCTTGGCAATTCCGACCTACCCGTTCCCATACTTCCGTGGTGTGAACGGTGGGGTGTTCCGCAAGGACAGGGACAAAGACGGTGACGACGTTGAGGTTGAAGTCTACCCAGACGACCTATATCTGACAGAACGCTTCTTCGATTCCGACGAGCATGACAGCGGTGACGGTGAGATGGTTGGCATCAACTTGCACATGCGCAAAGATGGTGTGCGCCGGTTCTTCGCCCCAGTCACCACGCTGTTCGCTACGGACAAGCTGCGTGACCTGTTGGTGCGCAACGGTGTCGTCGCCTACGGTAAAAAATTGGAAGTCCTTATGGCTTATTTCGCATCCGCAATTCGTAAGCTGCAGTCCCAGTATGCAGCCAACCGCACCCGCAATCAGATGGGGTGGACTCCTGACCTGCTGGGCTTCGTCGTTGGTGAGTTGGAATACACCGCCTCTGGCGTCAAGCTGGCGCCTCCGGCCAGTGGCACACGTCAGCTGGCTGCCGCGTTCAAACCGACCGGCTCCTTGGAAGAGTGGAAGAAGATCGCCAACTTCTACAACCGCCCCGGCCTTGAGCCGCACGCACTGGCACTGTTCTTTGGCTTTGGCTCCCCCCTGCTGCGCCTGATCGAAGGCAACGTGGTCAAGGGCGCGATGGTGCACCTCAAGCACAACGGGTCTGGCTCCGGCAAGTCCACTGCTCAGATGGTGGCCAACTCGATCTTCGGGCACCCTGACGACCTGCTCATGAAGAAAGAGGACACCTACGCCTCCAAGATGCACATGCTCGGCATGGTCAACAGCCTGATCTACACCGTGGACGAGATCACGAACGAGAAGGCAGAGGTCTTGTCGGACATGGCCTACGGCTTCACCTCCGGTCGGGGCAAGCACCGTATGGAGTCCCAGTCCAACAAGATGCGGGCGAACCACACGGTCTGGTGCAACATCACGCTGACCTCCGGCAACGCTTCGGTGACGGACGTTCTGCAGCAATACAAGAGCACGGCTGACGGCGAACTGCGCCGCGTGCTGGAGCTGTCCGTGCCCAAGTACACAGGTGCCACGAAGCAGGAGATTGACGCTGTGTTCGGCAAGCTCAACACCAACTTCGGTGTGGCAGGGCCCATCTACATCGAGTACGTGATGGCGCACATGGACAGCGTGCGCGCGCTACTGGCCAACATGCAGACCAAGATCGACGCCGAGTTGGGGTTGGACCAGTCCGATCGCTTCTACTCCGCGATCCTGACCTGCGCGTTTGTGGGGGCCCTGATAAGCCGCCGCCTGAGCCTGCACGACATTGAAATCTCGCACGTCTACCAATACGCGCTGGCCTCCGTGACGCAAATTCGTGCAGCGACCAAGGCCGACATTGGCGACCCCACTACCGTGGCTCAGGAGACACTGGCTGCGTTCATCAACGAGAACGTGAACAACGCGTTGGTGGCACCATTCACACCGCCCGGAGGTTTGCCTGAGCGCCCTGCAGTCACACCGAAGGGCACCCTGCGTATGCGCTACGACCCGGAGACTCGCGAGCTGGCCATTTCTGTGGCGGAGTTCCGCAGGTTCTTCTCCATGCGGCAGGTGGACGTCAAGGACAGCATCGCGCGGCTGAACCAAGCGCGGTACATGAAGCACGACGGCAAGTCACACCCGACACGTTTGGGTGCTGGCGCGGTGGGTGGGCTGAGTGGTATCGCCATCCGATGCTACGTGTTTGACGGAGACGCCATTGGCATCGACGAGACGGCGTTCACTACCCCCGCCGTCTGAGGACGTGAGGCTGTTCACCCTGCACGGGGTGGACTACTTCATCCTGTGGGACCACCTGTCCCTCGGGGCGTCCTTCTTCCTGCCAACCACGGCAACCAAGAAGCAAGCGTTCGAGGCACTGCAGCCGTACGCCCGGTATCTGGGAATACAGCTGCAGGTGCGCAACCGCTGTGAGTACGGACGCTACGGCGTCCGCGTGTGGCGGGTTTACTGACGTACCGCGGTCTTCGCCTCGCGCAGCCAGCCAGTGAGGTCGATCTCCATCTGCCGGACTTCTTTGATGGACGCTTCGCGCTCTTCCTTCGACATGGCTTCTGCGCCGAGCGGGCTGTTCAGGTACTTCTTGTAGGCCCGGGTGCGCTCCAGCTGTTCCAGCGTTGAGTTGACTGCCGACTCCAGCATCAGCTCGTCTGCATGCTCCTCAGCATACGTGGCGGCTTTGTCCAGATCGGTCTTCATCAGCTCGTTCAGCGTGGTGTTGGCGCGGCCAACCTTCTCGCGGGATTCGTAGAACTCCGTCATGCGGCGCGTGCCCACTGGGTCGTACATGTAGTTGGACACCAGCGCGTATTTGTGCAGTGGGCGGTCGACTCGCGTTGGGTTCAGCAAGGAGTCCGTCATGGCAACCAGCAGGCCAGCGGACGAGCCGAAGTAGCCGTTCAGTGCGTTGTCGATCATGATGGGCGATACCTTATCCACCCCGATCACGTCCCGGCTGAACTCAGAAATGGCGATGGCCAGCTCAGAGGTGTTGGATGCGCGGCGCAGGCTTGGGTCCTGCTGCTTCTGGTAGATGCCTTCCAGCTCGCGCCCGGTGAAGAACGAGTAGTTGGTCCATGCCTCCAGCAGAGGTTTGACACCCTGCGGCACAGGCACCGTGCGGCCGACGTATTGCTCCATGATGTAGGTCAGGGCAGTACGAGTTGCTTCCCATGCAGTCTGCTCCTCGGGCGTACCTTGGCGGCGCATGTATTCCACCACGCGCTCGGGGACCACCTTGAACAACGCGCCCAGTTCGCTTGGCACCGGCAGCTTGAACCCGCCCGGCAAAATCCAGTTGCTGTCCCGAGTGCGCAGGTCCATTTCTTGGTAGTCCTCGTCGTCGCCCGCACCCAGCGCGTACAGCGAGCTGAGCGTCATGGCGATGGCAGCCCGACTCCAGAACATGCGGCGAGCTTGTGCTCGGCCCACTGAGGAGCTGGAGTCCTTGCCGGATGCTGCGCGGTACAGCACGTCCATACCTTGGATGTAGGCGTTGAAGAACGGGATGGTTGTGACCATCGCACCCACGAAGTCGCTTGCGCCACGGCGGCGGAAGTTGATGAATTCCCGGGCCCGGGTCTGTGCCAGCAGCTCGTCGCCTTGCGACTCCTTCATGGTCTGGTCGAAGATGGCCTTACGCACAGCCAAGTCAGACGCGCGGGTGATGCCGTCCAGTCGGTGCAGCAGGGTCTCAAACTTACCCCGAGGCTTGTACCCCAAGTCCTTGAGCACAGACGCTGCAGGCTTGCCTTGCTGGAAGTCGTATTCGCCGGTCAGGCCCAATGCACCAAACTGCTTGACTGTAGGATGCTGAATGCCGCGCAACTCGGCCAGTGCCAGCCCGCCGAAGTTGGACAGCGTCATGCGCAGCAGCGCGCCGGGGTTCTTCACACCGGAGGTCATGATGGCACGCTGCACGTCGTCCGTTACCTGCTTGAGCGCGAATGGTGGCAGTGCTGTCACTGCCTTGCGCAGCACGTTGGACGCTTGGCCCAGCACCTGCAGCCACTTGGCCTTGGGCGGGTTCAGGTCCTTAAACGCCAGCACGTCGTACTTCGATGGCACTTCCCAGTACATCATCTCGCCCTTGACGTACATGCCCACGACGTTGTCTTTGCCCTGAGGGCTGCGGCCGATAAATTTGGCGTGCCCTGCATCCTCCAGACTGCGCAGGGTTTGCACCGTGCCGTCCGTCTTGAGGGTCTGGCCCACCATCCACCCGAGGGTGTTCAGGTAGTTGTCAAACACGTTGCCAACGGGGCGGTTGATCGAACCGACGAGCTCTGGCAGCTTGCCCACTTGGGCCAAGCCCTTGTTGCTGATCTTCTTGATCTTGGAGAAGCTGGTGGCAAAGTCGTCAATCCGGTCGAACGGCACGTACCCTGCGGCGTCCTTCCACAACTGGCCTTGTTCAGCAGACAACCGGCCGACCGCAATCATGTTGTCCACCATAGCCAGACGCGCTTCGTCCATGGCTTTGCTCATGGCTTGCAGCTCGGGGTCTGCCTTGTACTCGCGCACGAGCTGGTCGATCTCGTTATCTTTCAGGTGCAGCAGGAAGCTGGTGCCGTCGTTCTTGTTAGATGTCCGCATAGCGTCCAGACGCACACCTTCCAGAATACGACTTGCGATCTGGGTGCCGCGCTCGCGGGAGTACCCGTTCTTGGCAGCCCACTTGTCGATCATCGCGTAGACCTCCACGGGAGGGCGCACATTGGCGTCGGCTTTGACTTTCCACAGCCCTGTGGCAGCTTCCTTGGACATTGCGCCAACCTGCAGGTACTCCAGCAGCATCTTGGAGTAGTCCTGCGCCTGACGGTATAGACCCATGGGGTTGAACTTGCCCAGCTTGTCCTTCACGGCGCCGTCAAACTGCTCGCGCAGGCGGTGCTCGATCGTGGCAGCAGAGTCCGCAACCTGCGTACGAAACTTGACCGCGTAACCCACCTCAGTCTGGTCTTTGTAACCGTCGATGACTTTGCGCAGCATGGGCTTTTCTTGCGCCTCCATTGGGCCCATAGAGTCGATAAGCTGCTCAGTTGTGTACGTCACTGCGTTCTGCAAGGGCTGAACCTTACCCACCGGAACCTGCGCTTTGGCCATCCACGCGTCGCCACTGCCGGGACCCATTTTGTCGAGGAAGTCAGCTACCACTTTCTGTGGTGGGTATTTGCGGCCCGTCACAACAGCCACCAAGTCCCGCATCATCTGCCCGACCTTGGAGAAAAACTTTTCGGTAATGGTCAGGGGCTTGTCCGCAGTGGTCGCCCAGCGGGATACGTTATCAGCGAACCACTCATTGAAGCCCAACCAGTAGTTGCGGTTTTTGGCAGTAAGCTGGCTGATAGGCATCTGCATTGCGCCGGGCCCAGACTCGCGGATCGTCAGCTCGGCAGCTGAGCGGTTGCGCAAACTCTCAACCAAATCTCCGACGGTCTTGCCTTTTAGGCTGTTGAGCCAGTCGTCATGTGCGTCCTTGATAGCAGCTTGCACGTTGGCAGGGGCGTTGTTGAACGCGATCTCCTGAATCATGTGCCCGAGTTCGTGGGACAGAATCTCCAGCGTTTCGGCCTCCGACATGTTGTCGTTGATGAACAACATAAAGTCTTTGCCCTCAGGACCGATGGATCGGGTGCCCCCTTTTTGGGACTTATCTGCCGTACCTCGCGCCATGATTGGGTAGTAGCTGCCGTGGATATGCAGTTTGTCCGCGTTCCCAGCAACGTCAGCGGAGTGGTACAGGTACACGCGGATGTCGCCCAACCCCATGGACTTCATCAAGGCTGTGAGGTAGTTTGTATAGCGAGGGTCAACCGAATTACCAGCCACCACATTGGAGGCAGCCCCTGTAAACGGGCCGTCCGGGAACTTAGCTTCCGCTGCGGTCTCTTTGGCTTTGAAGTCAGCAGTTTGTGCAGTGAGCGTCGCCATCTCGGCAGGGGAAAACACTTTGCTCGTGCCCGCCGCTTGGAGGTTGTCTACTGTCTGAACACCGTTCAACAAGTTCTGCGAGTATGTGCCGTCCGCCTGAATCGGGATGTATTGCAGCTCGCCGGAGCGGGGATTTGGGCGCTTGATGATTCCCACGTTGCCGTCAAAGAACAAAACTTCCCCACCCCATCCGTCGGCAGTCTGGGTGATTTCCTTTGTAGGCGCAACTGACGTAGGCTGCGCAGGTGCAGAGGCTGGTTTAGCAGCGGCGGGTTTTGCCTTTGTGGCTTTTAGCGGTGCCGTCGCTGCGCCTTCCTTGGTCACGTTGCCGTCGTCATCAAACAAAGCGCCTTGGGTATCGGGGGTTTCGCCTTCGTTCTCGATCTCCTCAAACAGTGCCATCAGGTCGGTGGTATCGCCTTCGTCTGCTTGCTCTTTGGCCTTCAGGTACTCAGCGGCGCGTTTGTCGTCGATCGGCTGCATCAGCATCTGCTTGCCACGGACTACTTTGCCAGTCCTACGGTCGACCCCAACAGGCTCAAAGAATGCAGCCGGGACAGCGCGGATTGGCTTGGTTGCGCGGGGCTTCTTCTCCAAGCCATCCGTAGTCGATTTTGGCTCCGTAGGTACTTGGCGTGGGCGGGTCCGGTCCAGCGCAGCAGCAAACATTGGCTCGAAGCCGGGAGCTGCAAGTGCATCCGCAAGGAACGCATTGACGGCCTCGTGCTCTGGGTGCGCGGGATTTCGGCGAATTCGCGCAATCTCGTCCAGTGCCGACTCCAGTTGCGCCTTGGTCTTGGCTTTGGCCAACGCAGCGATTACAGGAGACTGCTCGTACGATTGGGGTGCAGCTTCGGCAGGAGGGGTTGGTTCCACTACCGGAGCAGGGGTTGGTTCCGCCTCAGCCGTTACTGCAGTGGGCTCTGCTCCTTGAGTTTCATCTCCCTGCACAGCAGGCCGTCCAGCAGGTACCAGTCCGCGTCCGTCAGGTGTGACAGGTTCTGCGGCGGCTCCGGGAACTCCGGCTCCGGGTTCAGAAACGACGGGGGCTGCAGGCTCACTAGGAACTCCCACGCTTGGCTCACCAGCTCGGGGCTCATCTCGCTGCTCAGCTGCAGGCGTCTCGGTAGGGGTCGGTTTGACACTTGGTGCCTCCTTAAATGGGGCTGACTGCGGAGCCAGCAGTTCACGCAAAATCTTGGCGCGTTTTCCGTTTCCGCCCAGCAGCGTCGGGTCTTTGTCGACGAGGGCTTGCACCTCGCTTTGGGTTTTGCCGACCACGTTCTTCTCAAACCACCCCTTGGTTGTGGACGGTGCAATGCCGGTGTCCATCACGTTCTGCAGAGTAAACGGCTCGACCACTTCACCGCCGCGCAGCGGCAGCTTGTACTGATATTCGCCCTTGCGGGTGTAAGGCGGAACTGGGGTAGGGCCAGTGGGCGCCTCGGGCGTTTTGGCAGCGGGGAGTGGGGCGGGTTCACCACCGAACAGGTCGCTTTGAGTGCGAGCTTTGACTTCATCCGATTGGGTCAGCAGGTCAGGGGCTCCGGCCAAAGCGGGGAATTTCTTGCGGGCTTTGGCATCGGCTTGCGCAGCGGCTACTTGGCCTTCCTTCTCCGCACGGATACTCTCAATGTCGCTCTGTGTGTACAGCGCCATCTGCTCGCCCAGCTCAGCAAGACGGGCCTTGACCTCTGGGGTCTGCGGCTGCTGCGTGAGGCGCTCACGCTCCTGCACCATATCAACGTACTCGCGCTGGTAATCAAGGCCGAGGTCTTGCTGGCCTTCAGCCGTTGTCAGCTTCTGCGTAATGGCGTCAATTCGAGCCTGTGTCTCTGGCGTAGGCGCTTCGGCACGCAGTGCATCCCGTTCGGCCATTAACTCTGGCATCGTGGCAGCAGGCTCTGCGCGAGCGCGCACGGGCTTCCCCATTTCCTCTTCGGTAAACATGGTGCCCTGCGTACCGGGCTGCGCTGCGGGAGGTGTTTCTCCGGGTGTTGTTTGCGCGCCACGAGCGCGACGGCCGAGGGCCAAGTCCATCAAACCCTGCACGATGGCACCAGTAGCGCCGCCGTAAGCAGCCTGCTCGCCCAGACCTTCGATCAGTGCCTGCTCGGGTTTGTAGATGCCCCGGGCAATGAGGTTTTGCGCGAACCCTGATGCAGCTTCTTGGGCCGCCTCCTCGCCGCCAGCAAACAAGGCACGCTTGACGGCCTCGACCCCTGCAGCTTTAGACGCCGTGGGGATGCGGGACAAGATACGGAGTGGAGCAAAGGCTTCGAGTGCACCGGGAATCATGCCCAGTGCCGTGGCCGTGCCGCGCTGGTCGCCAGTGGCTCCAGACTCTTCTGCTCGCGTGCGGGCTTCGCCAGCGCCAGCGCCAACACCCAATCCTACGGCACCAACACGGCCCGCCAACCCCAAGGGGCCCGCCAACAGGAATGGAGCCGTAGAGCCGACGGCTTCGCCCAGCTTGCGCCCGACAGTGTCTTCGTATCCGGGAGCTGCAGCAAATGGTGATTTGGCAGCAGTGGCCACCGACTTGATCTTCTCCCGGGCGGATTTCTCCATGTCCTCGGGGAGCAACGCAGACGCGCCTGTAGCTGCGCCTTCCAGCAAACCGATCGCGCCGGGCACGAGCCCCTTGAAGCCTTCTTTGACTTGGCCGAGGGCGGTGGTTTCTGGTGCGCCGAGCTCAGGGAACTGCCGGCGGATTATCGCAGCAGCTTTGTCCTTGGGTAGATCGTCGGGAAACTCAACTGTCCGACCGTCAGGCAAAGCTACTGTGTACGCCATGTGTTACCTCATTCAATTTTCCCCGTTGCGGGGTTGTACTTCAAACTGGTTCCGCCGGGGCTTGCTGCGCCGGGGGCTGGCGCCATTGTACGACCCTCTGCCGCCGCCATCAACCGGGAAGTTTCCGCTTGGACCAACTGCTGCAAATACGCAGGGTCTTTGGCGGCTTTCATCTGCAGTGGGACGTTGGCTTTGAGGGTCGCGTTGACGTTATCCATCGCCTTGTCCGCGATTGCGGCCCGGTCTTTTTGCGTCAGTTCCGCACTGCCGCGCTCTTTGGCCGCAGCCAGCGTGGTACGTGCCTGCAACTGGGCTATGTCCATCCGACCCTGCTGCTCCACCTGCGTTTTGTAGATGCCGGAGGCAATATCGGCGTCCTTGCCGGTGATGTCCATGATGCCCTTGATGCCGAACTCCCGAGCTTTTGCCATGCGGGCGTCGGCCTTCTCCTCAAACTCGCGCGCGGTTTTCCAGTCGTCGCGGGACTCCGCACGGCGGGCCTGCTCGATTTCGCCCAAGGCTTTCTGGCGCTCCTTGGTGGCTTTCTTCATGTCCTTTATGGCGCCAGAGTATTCGGTCAATGCAGTCCCGGCAGCGTCTCCGATGTTCTTGAACGCGTTTGGCGATGTGCCCGCCATCATGCCCACACCCAAGCGGAAGATCGCAGTAGCTTGGGCTTCGTCCTTCTCTTTACCAGCGCCGGCTTCTTCCTTTGCCAGCATTTCCTCGTATTTGGAGTACGCCTTCCCCTCAGGTTTACCCTCATCACGGCGCTTGCGTGAGGCCGCGACGGCAGCCTCTTCGTCCTTGTAGAACTTATCCAGATCGGCGCGCAGGCCCTTGGTATCCAAGAACTGACCGGCTGTTTCCTTGGCGCTGTCTACGGACGGACCACCAGCACCGGAAGTACCAGTTCCGCGCAGTGCGGCAGCTTCACGGGTGCCGCCGAGACCAGCTTCGGGTGCGGGTTTCGCTTTGGGGCGTACCGCAGCTTCGATCTGCTGAGGAGTGGGTCGGGTCTGTGGGCTCGGGGCACCCGCAGCGGACGGCGCAGGCATAGGCGCAGCTGCAGTAGGCACAGCATCTTTATTTAAGCCGTACCCGGGAGCGCTCACCAGCGTCTTAACTATATTCAACGGGTTCGGAACCAACGCGTCGTACATGCGACTCATCTGGTCGCCGTAAGGGGTTACGCCAATTTGCGCAGCTTCCGCTTCGCGCTCCGCCTGTGCCGCTGCGGCAGCTTCCCGATTTACACGGTTTCTGCGGTCGTAAGGGGTTTCGTAGGTACCCCCACCGTCAGCGAACGCCACAATGCCGCCGTCGGCAAAGTTCATCTCGCCCGCAGGTAGCGCAGCGATACCGGATTCGTCAGGTGACTGCTGGACACCCATCTCGGCCAAGGCTTGGTCAACAACTTTGGGCTGCTCTTGGGCCGGGCCCGCCTGCGCGGAAGCCCGCAGGTCCTTGCGGCGGTTGGACTCCGACATGGCCAGCGCCATGATGTACGGGTCGCTCTTGTGCATCTGCGCGTACTGCTGCAGCTGCTGGTCTGGCAACTTGGCCAGACGGGACGTGATCTGCTCGATGTTAATCATGCCTGCTCTCCCATCATGTCGGCGATCGCCAAATCCATCAACCCGCCTTTGGCGTAGCCGCGAGTAGTCCCGCCTTCTGCCATTTTGCTCAAACCATACGCAGCCGTGCCCAGACCAGCCAACTGCGACGCTGTGCTTGGTGCAGCGGAATACAAAGATTGTGTCGTGCCTGATGGCGTGCCGCGCAACAGGTTGGACTGGAACTCCAGCTGCTGATACGGGAACTTTTTCTGGTCCAAGAAGTCTTGGTACTGCTGACCAAGGATGTTCTGCACCTGCTGTTGCTGCTGCGTGCCGTAGCCTGCTTGCAACCTGTTGACATCCATGCCTTGTGTAAACTGCTGACCAGCGCCCGTGAGGGCGGTCTGGAGACCCTGAAGGCCAAGTCCTGCGCCGTACTGCTTGGACTGCTCGCGCAGCTGCTGCTCGGTGTTGAACTGAGTTTGGGCACGGCCGTAAGCATCCTGCAAGCCACGGGCTTGGATGTCGCCTTTTTGCATTGCCAGATTGCGTGCAGCCTCTGCATCCATGATGGCCTGACGGCTACCACCAAAAGCACCCGACTGAACGGCTTGAGCGCCGCGCTGTGTGCCTGCAATGTCGGCCGTGCGTTGTGCTTCACGCTGCTGGATGCCCACCACGTTCTGCATGTAGGGGTCCATGTACTGACTGGCCTGCGCACCGAACTGCCCAGTGGCGTAGGGGTCGTAGGATGTACCCAGCGCCCGAGTAACGGCCTCACCTGTTGCCGCAGAGGGGGCCATAGCGCCAGCGCCTTGGAATGCTTGTTGCTGCAAGGGGGTGAACTGCGCAATCCGCTCCCCTGTGTACGCTTGGTACGGGGCCTCAGACAGCGCAGCACCTTTACCTAGAACCTCTTGAGCGTATGGCTTGGCCCAGTCTGGCAGGTCTTGGGTTTGTGTGGTTTGTGCAGGGGCCGAACCGCCGCCGCCGTCGTCGCATGGATACAGGCGGATGCCGTCTCTGGAATAGCCTTCGGCTTTGGACTTAATTATCATTGCGTGCCTCGCATTCTTTGGCAAAGTTGTTCAAGTATTGGTCGAAGGTTTCTTCGTGTGCCCAGCGGCGGATGTCCGGGCCAATCTCTCGCGCCCAATCCAAACCGCCCACGATCAGGGCGGATGCGGACAGCACATCAATGTATGCCCCGCGCAAAATAAAAGCGATGGAACGATCTTTCTCGTTGCCTTCGCGCTCCAGCTTATTGGCAATGTGCCAGTTCACTACAGCGTTTACCAGTGTGCTGCTAAGCAGACCAAGGTGCGCCTGATAGAACTTGTCGGCAGGCAGGCCAATCAGCAAATCCCAGAACACGGCGTGAATCTCGTCATCCGCCACGGGCTTGTCTTTGTCGATCAGATCGTCCCAAACGTGCAGGGCGCGGAAGACGCGGACAACAAAATTTACCGCCTCGGCATCCCCTTTAAGGAACTGCCCAAAGAGCGGTACGTGTTTATTCAGGCGATCAAATTCTGGAGTGTTCATGCTGGGAGCAGTTTTTCTGCGCGGCTGTTGACAGCCACACGGTCTTTGCCAATCGACTTCTTCCGGGCCTTCTGGACCCGGTCCATCATGGCGTACAGCTTACGTGCGCCAGCTTCGGTCGAGCCGTTGCCTAACTCAGAAACGATACGAGCAGGCACAACGAACTCACCGTCAGCAAGACGCGCCGGGCGCTTGTCGCCAATCGAAGCAGGAATGGAGTCAGATACGCCATCGCCGGGACCTTTCAAAAGACGACCGCCGTCCGAGTAATCGCCCAGATGGCTTTGACCACCTTGAGCCAAAGATGCGATGCCGCCTTGGGCGTAATCGCCTGAATCCCACGCTCCCGCAATCGGCGTTGCGGTTGTCGTTGGCACCCATACTTTGGGCGCTTGGGCTGCAGTGAACGTGCCGGTGTTAGGGTCAAAGGTGTAGGTCTTAGTCAGTCCGCTGGTGTCGTCTTGCCAAGAGCCGCCTTGCCCACCAGAAAGTGCCTGCTGGATTGCGGGGTTGCCCGCAAACATGCCCCGGAACATTGACTGACCTAGCGGGTTCATCCCGCCAAGAACCTTAGCGAATACCGCATTTTGAGGGGCCAGATTCTGCGCGACTTGGGCTTGTTGAACAGGAGCTGCCACAGGGGCGGGCATGGGTGTCGCAGGTTTAGCGCCTTGACCCATCAGGTATTTGTACGCATCGCCGGACTGGCCGGACATGGTGTAGTACGGGTCGTCCTCTACTTTGCTTACAGCCTTGCCGCCTTCGGCAAAGCGCATGCCGCCGTTGGCCATCATGGTCTCGGCTTGGTTGCGGTCAGACATGGCTTCGATTGGACCGATGTCCATGAGGCCACCACCGGCAGCGACACGCGTAAAGCGTGGGTCAAAGTGCAAGACTTCGCCTGTATAGGCTCCAGTGCGCTGCGAGTAGGGGTCTGCAATGCGGCCGGGATCGTAAGCATAACGTGGGGTTGCTTCAACAGGGCGTTGTTGCACGTCGCCTCTCTTTGGCGTCATCATGTCCGCTATCACTGGGGAGAGGCCCATCAGACCGTACTGCAGGTTTTCCTTGGTCATGAACCGCTTGGGGTCTTTTCCGATTTCGCCAAATCCAGCTTTTGCTGTTTCCCAAGGAGTTGCATTGGCCAGTTTGCTTGCAACGGCGTTCTGCGCAGCTTGTTCTTGCGCGTAGATGTTTCCGATGTCTGCGGCGTTTTGAGTCAACGCGGGGGCTTGCGTAATGGTAGGCGTGGCTTGCGTCACCATTTGACCGGCGTTGATTGCCGAAGATGCCGGTGTTAAACCGAGGCCAGTGCCTTGAAATCCGGGAATCCCTGTAGGGTTGGCCACGGTAGAACCAAGCGTTTCTGCCGCGCCAACAAGCCCTTCGGTTGCTGCGGGGACAACCGCTTCAGTGGCAACAGCAGGAACCACCGAGTTAGCGCCAGCAGCACCAGCTGCCGAAGAGAGTGCTCCTGTGCCAGCGCCCATCAAGCCACTTGCCAAGCCAGCACCGCCGTACGCGCCAAAGCCAGCCATCAAGCCCTTCTTCAGACTGCCGGTAGCCACAGTACCCAAAGCGCCAGCGGCCAAGCCAGCCTGCATCGCTGTCAAACCAAGACCTGCGGGGCCAAGGAATGCGCCAGCCACCATGGGCAGGATGCTCGACAGGAAGCCAGCCTCGGCCAAACCCGTATCGGGGTTGACGGTCAGGGAGCCGCCATGGGCCTTGGCAAGCGCCTGCAGGCCAGCCACTTCTTGTGGGGCCATGTGAACTAGGGTGGTGTCTGGGCCCCTGCCACGGGAGGCCAGATGTTGTGCGGCAAGTTGTAGGCTCATTGGGGCCTCGCGGTAAAAGGGTTGATCGAGTCTATCATTTAAGGGTCATCCGGTCTAGGGCAGCCGGGAGATGAGGTGGGCCGTCAGGATTACCGACGGGACTGCGGGGCGCACAGGGGCAGTGCCCACCGGATAGTGCTCAAGAAACACACTGGCACCGCCCGACCACCAAGCAATTCGCAGGTAGTTCGTGTCTGGATTGGTCACGGTAAAAATACCCGTCACAGCCGCAACTGCATGCGACCACACCGACACACTCTTTCGCGCCGCGATGTCAAACCGGGTATTGGACAAGGGGTAGTTTGACCCGTCCGACTTTGCCCAGACCTCAATTTCTTGCGCAGCGTTGCCCCGATTGGTGAACTGCAGGCTGAACGAGACAAAGTACTGCCCCGTCTGCTCAAACCATATCTCAGAGCCGTTACGGACCTCAATCCCCTGCTCGATGACTGGCACGTTGTAGGTGACGATATTCTCGGACGTGATGCCTGCGTTGGTTTGGTCCTGATCGCTCATCAGCATGGCGTGGGGGGACTGCACAAACTGACCGCCGTTGGTGCCGATAAGCGCTGACGCCACGTTGTCGAGCTGGCTGAAGTACAGGCGCAGCACATCGCTGTGCTGGTCATGGAACTGCTTGTCGTACTGAGTCGGCGCAGACGGCAGCCGAGGCGGGCGGCTTAGGTTAAGTTTTGTCATAGGGTTTCTACTTACCTACGGCCGTCAGGACGGATGTCGAGTGAAGGAACACCCAGTTGCCACTGCACACCCAAGCCGTCAGAGCTGATGCGGAACGCCATCTGGCGACCACGGACCCGGACGTAAACAATCTCGGTGAACTGCTGCACGGTGTAGTTGCGCTGCGCTTGGTAGTTCTGCGTGCTGGTGACGGTTGGCGTTGCGGCAGCGCTGTAGTTCGCGCCGGGGTTCTGGCGGGGCTTGAGCGTCATCGTGACGGACGGGTTGTTGACCGTCGAGCCATCAAAGGTGACGTCCGGGATCATGCGCCAGACAAAGCCGTAGTTGTGGCCATCGCCAATGTTCGCGTCGGCAGACTGGATGTATGAGCTGATCGGGCTTGGCGGGTTGGTCGTGCCGTCATTCACGCCGTCTTCGTGGTAGATCAACTGGCCGTTGTAACCTGCGGCCGATGGGAAATCGCGCAAAGGTGTGTCCAGCCACGCGGTGCGGGCCAGATTGCCGTAGGACCAGATTTTCTCCAAGTGGTTGTAGACCACATAGCGGTCGATGGCCGTCGAGTTTGCCGAGCAGTAGAACCACCAGATTTCGTTGAAGCCTTCGTTGGTGCCAGCAAAGAACTGATACTGCTGCTGCAGGTTGATGTCGCCAAAGATGTACTGACGCAGTGGGCAGTACAGCGTCTCCACCCGACCGGAGTACATGTAGAACTTGTCGAGCCCCATCCAGTACGTGATGTTGGATGCGGTGGCGGTGACGTTCGGGCCCGCAATCGAGACGTTGTCGCCCAGAATTTGAAAGCCCCAAACAAACGGTGGGCCAAGGTACTGCATGGAGTACACGGCCGCATCCGTCCAAACCAGAATCTCCTGCCGGGTCTGCTGGTGCGCAACGATGGACGAGCCAGTGCTCAGTCGGTAACTGCCAGCTTGGTTGGTGGCAGCTGGTGCCCACACGGCGTAGTTTTCCTGATCCGACCAGCGAATCAGCAGGGGGTCCTGATCGGCCGAACCGTAGTCGTTGCAGCCAAAGGCAATCACAAAACGCGAAGCATCGGACACAGCGACGGCGTTGGCAACGGAAGGGCAGCTTGTGTCGGTGGTGTAGGGCGCTGGGCTCGTGGACGACAGCAGCACGGCGCGGTCGTAAATGGACGGCGAGGCGTTGACTTTCCACAGATACAGCGCACCGCCGCGAGGGTTGATGAGTAGGTCTTGGCCGTAGTTGTCTTGACTCCATAGGCGCATTTGGATGCCAATACCAAGACCAGCGGGGGCCGCTTCGCCCCAACCCGTCAGCGTTCCGGCGGAATCCCCACCCCATCCGCCTGCACCCCAACCAACGCCAACCGTGAAAATTTCACCGCCAACAGAAACCTGATACGCAAAGTTGGCAGCGCCGGTAGTTCCAGAGGATGTGGCAGGGGCCGACACCGTGATGCTGTACTTTGACGAGTCGATGTAGGTGATCCTGAACTCGCGGTTCAAGGCTGCTGCCGGGATGCCGTTGATCGCGCCAACAACGCCGGAGATTGTCACGAAGTCGCCCGTCTGCCCGTTGTAGCCTGCGTTGTTGATTACCACCGTGGTGGAGCCGTTCACCGTGGTGAAGGCGTTTGCAGCAACTGCGGTGCTGAGCCGAATTGGCGTGATGTCGTAGAAGTCACCGCCAGCAGTTTGCTGGATGTAGTATTTCAGGTTGGTGCCAACCCCCATCAGGTTGAAGCCGGATAGCGTGACCCAGTTCCACAAGGAGCGTGCCACGCCCCAGTACGAGCCTGCTGGTGGCTGCAAAGCGGCGTCAGCCGTCCCGGTGTCCAGCGTCCAGCCGCCAATCTTCTCGGGGTATCCCGAGCGGAAGCGCACCTTGTCCATCTCGAACCATGTGCCTTCATTGGCCAGCGATGTCGATTCTCGGTTTACCCCGGGGCGGAGCAGTAGCTTTTGCAGCGGCATGATGTCCTCTTAGGTGAGCACAGCCAGCGCGTGGTTGATGTGCTTAATTCTGTCGTCAAGACCGATTACACCACCATTTATTTTTTTCGTCATCCCGGTGTAGTCCTTGGCGTCAGCCTCTTTATTGAGGCCGCGCTTGTTCCAATACCACGCCGCGCTCAGGGCCGCGTACTTGGGGGATAGGATCAGGTCGGGGGAGTGGATGAAGTCTTGGCCCAGCGCATCGCCGCACAAGGTGTAGTTGTCCTTGCCGGTGAGCTGGATGAGACCACGGCCTTTATACAAGCTACCCTCGCCGGTCTCCTCGGTGCCGTTGCCCATCCGCCCGCCATAGACCTTGTTGGCGATCTTGTCGGGATTGCGGTGGTAGGGCTGCGCAGCCTCCAGCGTGGGGAATCGGCTCGGCCAGACCCGGCACAAGCCCTCGGCGCTGTAGTTCAGGTTCTCTTGCAGGGTCTTAAAGTTGCCCGACTCATGGGCGCACTGGCCAATGAACGCAGCCATGCGCAGCGGGGTGTTGATCTCATAGCGTTGGCAAGCCTCGTTCAAAGGCTCCAACCAATCGTCATCAATGTGCAATTCTTTGAGTTGTTCAGCAGTAATCACTTTGCGTCCTTGTCTTTCTTGTCAGATTTCATGTCCATGATCTTTTCCAATGTTCGCCCACCAAAGTAGAACGACATCACCAGCATTCCCCACTGTCCAAGCAACTCAACATACGACCTGTTTGTGTCGTAATCAAAGGCAGACATCATGGCAAATGTGAAATAGCCACCCAGAATCAATAGAAGGGTCATAGGGCGAATGTTTTTGGACAGCCAAGAGTCAGATGACATATCTGCTTTTAAGCGGTCTGTGAGGTTGTTTTGCTCAGTCTCAAACAACTTGGTGTCGTTAGCCATCTTTGCAAGCTCACCGTCTTGAGCCATCTTTGCCAACTCCATCTGTGCTTTGGCTTTGGCCTCTGGATCAGGTACTAGCTTGTCAATCAGCTTGCCACCCACTTCAAGTAATGCGGTCAATGGAAACATCAGTTACCCCTTTTGGTTAGCATGGCGCTGGCAATCTCCAGCATGAATTTCACTTGCTCAATGTTCTCAGGCTGCTGTGTCCAGCCCACGGTGATCTGTCCAACAAACCTGTGGCTGTCTGGTGGAACACTTACCCGGCAGGTGAACCCCACCCCCTTTTCGATGTACCACAGCCCGACTTCAGACTGAGCATATCGGTACTCAGAACAGGGAATATCGTTGGTCATCAGCTTGATGATGTCAGCATTGTTGGCCGAGTTCTGGCTGAACAGGCCAACATCAATGTCTTCCACGGACTTGTCCCGTCCATCCTTGGTGTATGCCCTATACAGCACCCGACTTCCGAACAGCGGGTTGACCTTGAAGATCGCCACCACGGTTGCGCCAGTCTTCTTGAACAGCATCGAGCTGGCGTCGTCTGCGCGGCTGGTGTTGATCTCGGGCAGCTTCTTGGACTCCTTGTAGGCGTCTCGCATGAAATCTTGGTTTTGCCACAGGAAGTAGCCGGTAAAGGCCACCACACCCATGATCAGGATGGCGAACAGCTTGAACGGCGAGTCCACATACCCGAGCACTTTGTCGAGTGTGGAGTTGGCGTTCAGCTTCTCGTCGCTCATCGCAGATACCGTATATACAACACGATGCCGTAAATCAGCATCACCGCCAAGATGACGGTTGCTATTCCCAAGACGATCTGCTCGGTGAGCCTTGCTGCGCGTTCTTGGCGTCTGAGTACTTCACGGGCTGCGGCTTCCTTGGCCTCACGGCGTCGGCGAGATGCAGCGGCTTGGAACTTGACCCAGTCATCCCACATGCCCGGACGGCCAGCGTAGACCATGCGCTCGCGCAGCTCTTCTTCCTGCTGCTTAAGTTGCTCCAGCGCCATGAACTCTTCCATGTCGGAGCCGCCACCCTTCTTGGTGGCTTTCTCTTGAATGACTGCCTTGTTGTCAAAGTAGTCGAAGACCCGAGAGCCAAGCTGGTGCAGCTCTTTGCCATTGGCCAGAGCTGCCTTGATTACATTGAATGCGGCATTTGCCGCTGCAAGTTCTGCAAGCATGAGCTCTTACACCAGTGCGCCGTAACGCGTACCTGTTGCTTGCCATGTGACAAACGAATTGCCACTGACTGCAGCTCCTCCAGCGCCACCAGAACCCGGGGTTCCTCCGGCTGCAGCACTTCCAGCTGCGCCTGCAGAAGCAATTCCGCCACCTGCACCGCCGACGTTGAATCCTTGATCCGAAGAGCCTCCTCCGCCACCTGCATTAATGGTTCCAGCTCCACCTGCACCACCACCAATGTATACATCTCTCCAAGTTCCGCCGCCTCCGCCAGCACCAAAGACAGCGCCACCACCTCCGCCACCACCGCATCTTGTAACGCCACCAGTGCCCCAAGCAGAACCTCCACCACCACCTCCGCCGCCACCTTGGATGACGCCGTTATTTTGAACAGTAACGGACGTGGACACAGACATGCCAGAACCGCCAGCGCCGCCATTTGCGCCAACACCGTTTCCGCCGCCGCCGCCACCACCACCGCCGCCGCCTGAAATAGTCCCGTTGTTAACCAAGATAACCCCGCCCGGAAACGACCCGGCCACCGTTAGACCAATCCCTGCGCCCCCGCCTGCAGTTGATGCGCCGCCTGCTGAACCCCCAGCTCCCGCTGAACCGGAACCCCCTCGGATAAGTACCCCGCCGGATACTGTTGCGACAACTGGCGAGGCACTGTCCCACCCCGCAGCCAAGGCCAGCGTCCGCAGGTCTTGCGTAGTGGAGTAGCTAGTGCCAATAGTGAACGCAAACTGTTTTACTGCGTTATAAAAGTTGCTCAGGCTTATCGCTCCACTCGTTGGCACATTGGTGTTGTTGGCGGTGACGTACGCTCCGCCACGGTAATACTCAGATAAGCTGGCCGGATTGCTCCCACCAAACTCAGTTTGGATTTGAGCCAGCGTGATCGTTCCAGACGAAGGCAGTGCCATGCTCGTTCCTTATGGTGTTCCGTAGGCGGTGACGTTTCCGGTGACGATCATGTTTCCAGACGAGTCGATAGAAAACTTTGCCGAGCCTCCGTAACTGAACACGAGCTTACCAGCAGCCTCTGCCGCAGTCCAGTTGGTTGTCGCCACGGAGCCTGCGCTGCCTGTAACGGACCCGGCAACTGGACTGCTAAAGGTTTTTGTGCCGCCAATCGTTTGGTTGCCTGTAGTGTAGACGCCGTTGGTGACGGTACCTGCATTTCCCGACACATCGCCAGTCACGTTACCAACCACAGTACCGATAATGTGGCTGTTCTGCACAGCAAAGTTGGTGCCGTCAGACCAGACAGTCATTGTCTTACCTGCAGGAATAGCAACGCCAACCCCTGCCGCCGTGGTGTTTCCAGTAACTGTTGAGTTGTAGATCGTTGCCGTGTAGCTGCTGGCGTTGTAAATGATGTATGTTTTTTCTGCCGGGGGTGCGTACACAGCAAAGTTTGCGCCTGTAGTTGTTGTCAGCGCAATGGTCATGTTGCGTGACTGGTCAGGTGCGCCGTTCAGCGCCGTGAGCGCTTGGTTGGCTGTCGTGATTGACACCGAGGTGTAGCCAGCGATTGCGGACTCAATCAGCCCACCAAGGTTGGTGTTTGTGGTGGTGCCCCACGTACCGGCCTGATCGCCCGTGGTGATGAGTTCAATCCGAAG